ATTCCAACCTGGGTTTTTCTTGACAAGTTTCTCTTGCCACTCACCTACTTCACCAACACCAGCAACACCTGCTTGCCAGTCTTTATCCCAATCAGGGTTTTCCTGTCTCCATGCATCATAGTTACTCATAGTCATGGAGAGTGTTTGTTTCTCTCCAGTTTTTAAATTAATTACAGGGTATGTGGGCATGAGCCTCCTCCTAGTGTTAATATTTATTACCAATCTAATGCTTGAGAAATTGTTGGGAATTGTTCCTTAAACACATCCTTACAAGCATTAGCGATATCCATGTGTTCTTTTTGTGTTCCATTAGCAGATCTAAGATCTATGTAATGGATCCATGACCGCACTGAACCTGTCATGTACATTCTTGTCGGAACTGCCAAAGGAAGCACCATACGAGCACATTCCTTTGCCACACCTCTTTCAAGCATCTGTTGATACAGTGCCATTGAAGAATCAAATAAAGTCTGCATTTGCAACTCAAGATTCTGACGAACAAAAGGATCAAGATCATCAGTTGAATTTTGACGATTCTTATTGTCCTGACGTCTCAACTCTGGAAGAGGGATTTTATCCATCAACAGAGATGAATCAGCATATCTTTGTGAAAATTCTTGAAATGTGAAGCTCCTATGACGCAGCACTTGAGCCGCTATTGCCCTAGAAGTTTCAATTTCTAGAGTCAAGAATGCTTGCTCAAAAATACTCCAATGTTTATGCTTAATACAGTATTTAATGAGACCTTCAAAGGAATCATTTCCCTGATTAGAAGGATTGCTTACCCTTGCACAATAAGCTATGTGCTTCTCTGCATCAGGAGTTGCTGAGATAAGTTGTACTTTCATTTCTTTTCTGCTTTTCTAACTTTTTTGAGTTCTTTGATTTCTGCTTTAATAAGTTGGTAAGCTTCTTCTGCTGTAATCTTACCACCCATTTCCATGCAAGTATAGACCTCAACTCTTGTTCCAAAATGTTGAAGGGCTCTTTCAAAAGTATCTAATTCCTCATACATGATCAGTCTGGATAACCATCGTCATCGTTGAATACCTCATCATAGTCTGAGATTGGGACATCATATTTAGTTTTGTTTGTATTGTATGCTTTTACATCAGAGTAAACCTCTGACTCTAATGCATCCACCAATAATTTAAGATTTCTAACAATAAGTTTAAGTTTGTCCTTTTCCATAAAAAAATGGGGGTGTGACCCCCATGTTAACACTATTCAGTTTAATTTGCAATCACTTTACATAAGTGCGACCACGATAGCAGAAGGTTCCATGAGTTTCCTCACCAACCTCATGCACTTTGCAATCAACACCACGGTATTTTGTGACATTGATTTGAGCATCATGCAATGCTGCTGCCTTGTCAATTTGCTTTTTAATGAGTTGAAGTGTATTCATTGGTTTACTCCTAAAGTAGTTGGATTTTTAGGCCCGTTCCTTTAGTCGTTTGCGTCCCAGTAATCATCACACTCAGGTACAGATTCCTTTACGGTTTCTACTAACTCCACCACTATATGTGGTGATAGTTCTGATGTGTTTTTTCTGATTTTGAAGATTAATGCATCAGCATCAGAACACATCATACTTGAAGTGAGCAATAAATCAAACATGGGATGAACGCTCCGTTCCGCGACTTACTTGCGTCCCCTAAGGGATGAACGACAGGTCTAGTATAGACCTCATGGCTTATTTAGTCAAGTAGTTTTGTAACTTGTGATACAATTTAAGATTTTTTTTCTAATTGAGTCTTATTAAAAATAACCACCCTCTCACCATCATGAGAAAAAACTAATTCATCATCTGGATCCCAACACAACTCCTCATAGAGTGCATTTAGTTTTTCCATATCTTCATATAAAGCATTTGGATTAGTCATAATTTGTACCTGTCAACAATTCTTTTTCTTTCATATAATTTAGTGTTTCTTTTAAAGTGCCAATGTGTTTAGCACCAATGGCTACCTGAGGGTACTCAGAATCTTTGCCAAATTCTGCTTCAAATGCTCTTTGAGTAAAGTGTTCATTTAACTTGTACTCTTGAAACTCCCCACCTAATGATTTTAATAATGATGCTACTCTTTCACATTCTTGACTACCATTACTATAAATTACTGCTATCATCTTCCTTGTAGGTAATTGAGATTTTTCTTTTTTCTGTGCCTTTATGATCAACTAAAAGAGAATGCTGAACCTCTGCATCCAAAAGTTCAGCAATCTTTTCCACTAAGT